TCTTTTAAAAATTCAAATTGTAAATCCTCTTCAAATTGCATCCAAAATTTTTCTGTAACTAAAACTGGATTTGTTATTGTAAAATCTACATTTTCCATTTCGTTGTGAAATACCATAGACGTTATATTGTAACTTCTAGGCATAAACTTGAAATTTTGCGTGTATGTTGAATCCTTTAAAACTAGCATAATAAACTTTATTTAAATAATAATTTAATTTGCAAATTGTTTTAAAATAAAAAAGGGCGACGTAAGCCACCCTTTATTAAAAAACATATATTATTATGAACCTAAAACAATAGTGAAACCAGCGTCTTCTAAAGTATCACCAAAGAAGTTAGCAGGTACTTTTTCCATTCCTTTTAGTTCTAAAGTATATCCCGAGAGGTCGCCCATTTGAGCGCCAGTCACGATAGTGCCTCCAGTAACTTCCATTCCGTGTTGTAAACCACAAAGAAACAAGTTTCCGTTATTGTCTTCAACAACAACTTGCGGTCTACCATAAGATAAAAGTTTCACTTGTTTGTGCATATTAACAGTCAAATTTTTCAACTGAAGTTTTAAACTTTGGTCAAAAAATGTAGTTCCGTTTTCACGTGAAGAAGTTATAGTTTGGTCAAAACTATTCGTTCCTTTCAAATCGTATTTGTATGCAGTTGGTGTACCACTCACCGCAGTAATTACGTCAGTATATGTACCATCGTAAGTATAACCAGTTATGTCGCCATAATTAATAAAATAAGCAGCAGTTAAACCACCTACTGCATTTTTGCAAGGCTCTAAACGCCCTAATGTAATATCACAAGCCATAGTTTTTTTTATTTAAAAGTTAAAAAAAAGGTGGTGTTTATTCCACCACCCTTTTAGAATTTATTTATAATGATTATGCTGCAGGAGTGTAAAGAACAATCTCTGAACCAATTCCGTATTGAACAGTAGCAGTAAATCTCATTACAACTCTAACATTTTGGCTTCCGTCTATGTCTTGCATATCAATAACTTTAACTTCGTTAGTCAAGTCATTTAATAAACCAGTTCCGAAATACAAGTTAGATTTTTGTGCTGCCATCATATAATCATTTGCCATTCCGTTTGCAACAAAGATTTTAACACCATCAAAAGAAAGTGAACCGTTGTTCCACCATTGTGTACCTAAATTGTTAGTACCATTAGCACCTAAACCTGATGCACCGAATCCACCTAATGCACGTACATAATCTCTCGCAACGCTTTGTGAAACGTATAAGTATAAGTCTTCTTTTCCGTAAAGTGTAGCAGGAATCAAATCAACAACTTTACCCATTTCAGCAATTACGTTAGCAGCAGTAACACCACCTGAAGCAGGAGAAGCTACATCTAAAACAGTTGCATCAGCAGTCGCTAGTGTTACAAATCCGTCAAACTCACCAGCAGTAGCAGTAGCACCTTTCCAAATGTTTTGCTCTGTTTTTTCAGCTACTTTAGCAACAACGTGAGCCAATAAGAAATCAGCAAAAGCAGGTGGCAAATTGTCAAATGTAGAATAACCCATTTGAACCGCTTCCCAATCGCTGCGGAAATCCTTCTTACAAAGTTGCAAATTTACCTGAAATTCCTCTGGCTGGATAATTCTTTCAGTCAATGTAACTGTAGAAGTAGCATCAAAATCACAAGTTGCATTTTTAACGATTCCGTCAGTAGCAACTTTTTTGATAACTTCTTTAAATTTAATGTTTGGTTTTACTTCAATACCGCCATTTGCGATAGTAGAACCTGATAATAATGCAGCAGAAATATATTTCCCTGCAAATTCACCAGCGTAGGTAGTTGTAATACTTGTAGTTGTAGCCATAATTTAATTAAATAGTTTAGCCATAACAATGTCTTGCGTTGTCATTTGGCGGTTAGGTGATAATTTGTTTAGTTTTACTTCTGTTTTAAATTCAGGTGAGTGTGTTAATGGTTCAACAACAACATCAGAACTTAATTCTTGTTTTACTGATTTTAATTCAGCAATTTGTGCTTGTAATTTTTCAATTTCTGCAAAAAACATTTCTTTTGAAACTGATTCAACAATTCTTTTCGGTGTAGCTGGTTCTGCCTGTGCTTCAACTTCTACTTCAGCTTCAGCTTCAGGTGCTTCTTCTTCAATTACTACTTCTTTAATTTCAGAAATAATACCTTCAACAGCTACTACTAAAATCATTCCGTCCTCTAATTCGTATTCACCAACTGGAACTGGAACTCTTTCTTCACCATTTACAATAAAAATAGATTGTTCTGCTTCAAAAGTTTCAGCTTCTAAAACAGTAACACCATCTTTTAGTTTCATTTGAGCAAGTTTTATCTCCATACCCAAAAGTGTTTTAATTTCATTTATTACATTCATATTTACTTATTTAAGATGTTACCGTTGTAGCAGAAGTTAATCCTTTAATTCTTTTATCCATATACGATAAAGAACTATTTACTTCTTGTTCTAATTGATTTATTTTAGGTGGTATATCAAAACCTAATTGAGCAGCTTGTTTTTTAACTGCATTAACTTGATTTAATATAAGAGCATAATCTTTTATAGCTTGTTGATATAAAGAAATAGCTGCTTTAGCATTATCTACTACTGAATTTGATTTTGTATTTCCAGCCAATACTGATTTAGAATATTTTTCTTTTTCTTTTACTATGTCATCAATTACACCAAGTTCAATTTTTTGACTTGCTAATTCTGTTTTTCCAAACAAAACTTCGTTTACTAACTTTTCAGTTTGCATAATTTTATTTTTTTATATTAATTATTATAATTTAATTTTGTTATAAATTGCATTACCCATTAATTCTAACCATAGTTCTAACACCGTTTTCATTTGTTACTGTGCTAGTAGATTGTTGTAATGTAGTACCAATTCCTTGATTCATTAATTCACCTTCACAACATTTTGAACTATACGTAGAATCATCGCATAAACACCCTCTTTTACCGCCCTTTGGCGAATTTGTTTTGTTACCCATAATTTTAGTTATTAGTTTTAGCATTAATTATTATTGATTTTATTTTTTCTATTAATTCAAGTTCTTTTTCTTTTTGTAAACTCATTTCTAATTTATCAGCAAAATATCCTTCAATGGAAAATCCTTTTACTTTACCAGTCTTTACAAAGTCATTCCAAATAGTATCGTTATTTACTTTCATAGTTACCATCCAAGTACCTACAGGAGCATTTAAACCATACTTTTTAGATTTATCCATTTCTACGTCTTCAACAATCCAACTTTCAACTACAGTTAAATCTTTTAACTTTTTGTCGTGTTCTAGTGTTGCGTTGTTTTGATTGCTATTCATTAAAAATAACTCACTTGCTTTTCTTACAGTTTCATCTGAAAAGAAAATATAATATTCGTCTTCGCCATTTCTACGATAAATGTGTTTATTAGGTATTAATGCAGCACCTATTAAAATTCTTTTTTCGTCATCTACTTTTGCTAATTGCAATTCTTGATTTAATGCAATAAAGTTTTCTTCTATTGCTGGAAATTCAACTACAGAAATAGCATCTACACCAGCCAAATCTTCTTTTTCGTCAATTATTAATTCTACTATTCTCATATTTTTATAATTATTATTTTAATATTTTGTTTTATCCTAAACTTGCGTTACGAATTATATTACGGTCTAAAGATTGACCGCTTGTAACATCTTGCGCCACAACATAAGTTTTAACAGGCGTTTGTTCTTTTGTATTCATTACATCAGCTAATTGATTAACTCCGCTGTTACCTACAACGTTAAATTGTGGTGCTGCACCACTTGGAGCAGAACCGCCACCGCCACCACCTTTAGGAGTTTTAACTGCTATAATCTTTTTAACCGATGCGTAACCTGATGCTAATGCACCTGCTGCCGCAACCACTCCTAAACCTATACCAACTGGTCCGGGAACAGCTGCTGTCATTCCTTTAAATGCTGAAACTCCTGATTGTATAGTATCTATTGTTGTAGCTGCTATTGCTGCTGCTTTACCCGCATCTGTGCTTTCTCCCAATAAACTTGCAGCTGTTTTTAGTGAAGAAGAATATGCTGAAAGTGCTTTTTGTTTTGCTGCTGTTTCTTCTTCACCTATTTTAACTCTTGCTTCTTTATTTGCTTTTAATAATTCTGTACGTTCTTTTTCTGATATATCAGTAGCTTCAGTTATTAATTTTTCTTGTGCTGTTAATGCTTCTAATCTTGCTTCAAAAGTTAATTTATCATTTTCAATAATTAATTGTTCTTTTTCTAATTTTTTTTCAAATCTATAAGTATCTATTTCATCTTGTGCTGTTGTAATTTGATTTTCTATTTCTTGCTTTTTAGCAGCATATTCATTTTCTGCATCTACTCTTGCTTGTGTGCCTTCTTTAGTTGTTTCAATTACATTTTTTAATCTTTCTAATTCTTGTGTTTGTGCAAACTCTAATGCAGCTTTTTTAGCTAATAAAATAGCTTCTTCATCTTTTAATCTTTCAGCATCAAATTGTTTTTGGTCTATTGCTAATTGCGTTTCAGCTTCATTTTTACTTTTTGTTAAATCTAAAAGTTCTTTATTAAGTGCTAAATCATTTGCCTTTTGTTCTGACCTTAAACCTTCAATTTGTGCTAATACGCCTTCCCTATTTGTTAAAGCATTAGTTAATGCAACTTGGTTTTCTATACTTTTATTTTGTTGTAATGTAGCGTTTGCAGCAGCTATTTGAGCATCTGCTTGAGCCAACATAGCTTTTTCTTGATTATCTAAAACATTTTTTAATTTATCATTTGCTTTTATTCTATCAGCAACACTATTTCTTTCTTCATCTCTAACTTGTCTTAATTTTTCTGCTTGTCTATCATATTGTTCTACTAACCTTGCTTGATTTGCTTCTGCTAACTTTGCAGTGTTTTGTAATTGAACATTTGCTTTTGCTTGTTCATAAGCACCTTTAAT